CTGGGGGTGATGAAGATTGGGGAAATGATGAACCTTACAAAAGCGCAATTAGCAAAGCACGTAAAAAAAGATTTGAACATGGCGAATAACGAAAGCAAACTCCAAATAGAAGTCGTAAAATGGTTTCGGCTTCAATATCCAAAGCTGACTATATTTAGCGTTCCAAACGGTGGAAAGCGAAATGCACTAACAGCCACAATATTAAAGCGTGAAGGCGCACTTGCTGGTGTAGCGGACTTGTTTTTAATGTACCCATCTAAAACTTATCACGGATTGTTTATTGAAATGAAGTTTGGCAAGGGCGTACAAAGTGAAGCGCAAAAAGAATTTGAGAAGCAATGCAAATTATTTGGCTATAAATACGAACTTTGCTATACATTTGATGATTTTGTTAGAATTATTCAAACTTATTTTTATAATTAATTGCGGTAATTTCGCCATAATTAAATAAACAAACTATGGTTCTAACTAAAGAAATCCAAGAGTATATTCGAGTAAGGTATGAAAGCACCCAAAACATTACTCAAATTGCGGATGAGATTTTCAAGAAGTTTAATATAGATGTTAAACCAGAAAGCTTTAGAAGAGAGGTCAGCAGGTTTATAAATAAGGCAAACCTTAAAAAACAAAATAGCGAAATTAAAAGGCTATTCTTTGACATCGAAACAAGTTATTACGTTGTGCCTACATTTCAATTTTGGAAAGTCAATATTAATCCCGACAATATTTTAAGACAAAAGAAAATTATCTGCATAGCCTACAAATGGCAGTATGAAGACAAAGTTCACGTTCTAAAGTGGGATGAAAACCAAGATGATACCAAGCTAGTAAAAGACTTTATCCAAGTAATTAAACACGCTGATGAGATAGTGGCGCACAACGGTGATAAATTCGACATCAAAGAACTTCGCACAAGGGCAATATTAACTGGCAATTTAATGTTTCCTATTTATCGCACACTTGACACGCTAAAGAAGTCACGCCAATACTTTCGCTTCGCTAGTAATAAACTTGACTATCTCGGTAAGGTGTTGAACGTAGGGCGCAAACTTGACCATGAAGGCATGAAGTTATGGATTGACATTTGCGAACATAAAAATAAGGCTTCACTAAAAAAAATGATTGACTACTGCGTTCAAGATGTGGCAGTTTTAGAGGATGTTTATATGGTTATGTCACCGTACATTTACCACAATACGAACATGGCAGTTTTGAAAGGCGGTGAAAAGTGGCATTGTCCAGAATGTGCGAGTGACAACGTGCAACTATCTCACACCGATGCAACGGCAATGGGTTACATTAAACGTCACATGAAATGTAACTCATGCAGAAAGTTCTACAAAATATCTAACCGAACTTATATTCGGATGCTCGAAAACATTATGTTCAAAAGTATGTCTAATGTTTAACATGAATTTATTATATTTACACAAATAATAAAAACATGAATAAACTACAAAAAAACGAAAGACAAAGGGAGTTAAGGCGATTGAATAACAATGCTCATACCAAGAAGTACGAAAAGACACCACGAGGATTTTTAATGCGTCTTTACCGAAATATGCAAAGTCGTGTTACTGGAGTTCAACAAAAGAAACATCACTTGTATCATGGCAAAGAATTGTTATCAAGGGATGACTTTTATAATTGGGCTTTGCATGGAAGCGAAAAGCAGTTTTTTAATATGTTTGAGGAGTACGAAAATAGTGGCTATGATAGAAAGTTAGCACCAACGGTTGACAGAATTAATTCTGCAAAAGGTTACACTTTGGATAACATGAGGTGGTTAACCCATTCGGAAAATAGCAGACTTGGTGGATTGCACAGAAAGAAAAACTAATAAGATGGAACAGCTATACCAATGGACTTTTCAAGTATTAGATTATAAAAACTTTGAAGGCACTAGCATTGTGGTGTATGCACCAACGTACAAAGATGCGCTTCGAAAAATACGTGATTTGAAATTGCCTCAGCTATCTACCTTTGATGAAATCGAAGACGGTGTCAAACTTATCCAAGTTTATGAAATGGACTTTATTAGTGGATTAGAAGAAGAACAAGGAGTAACCGAACCCGAAGAAGAATGACATAATGTGCATTATGCCGCACTTTTGCGGTTAATGAATGATTAAGCTAACAGAAATAAAATTAATTACTATTTTTGACCCATGCCAATACCTAAACCAAACACCAACGAAAGCAAAGACGATTTCATCCAGCGTTGCATGAGTGATGATGTTATGGTCAGCGAATACAAAGACGAAGCGCAACGATACCGACTTTGTTTATACAGCCATGCAAATGATTTGAAAGCGCAGAAAGAAATCTTAAACGCAGAAACGTACACCGACTATCCGAAAGCCGCAACCGATAACGCTAAACGTGCATTGAAGTATAGGGAGGAAAGCGGAAACCCAAAAGGATGCGGTACACCAGTCGGATGGGCAAGGGCAAACCAATTAGCAAACCGTGAACCAATTAGCCGTGAAACAATAGCACGAATGGCAAGTTTTGCAAGGCATTTGCAATATGAGGATGTACCGTATGAGGAAGGGTGCGGAGGGTTGATGGTAGACGCTTGGGGAGGACGTGTTGGGATTGAGTATGCTCAAAGAAAACTAAAGGAAATTGACGGAAAGTAATTAAATTTTATTATCTTTGGCATAGGTAAAATGTTATAAATGAATAAGAAATATCACTTACTTTACAAGGTTACAAATACTCAAACAAGTCAAGAATATATTGGCGTACATAGTACTGATAATATTCAAGATGGATATATGGGTAGTGGTGCTTTATTAAAAAGTGATATAAATAAATTCGGGGTAACAATATTTAGCCGAGAAATAATTGACACTTTTGAAAGTAGGGCAGATTTATTGATGGCAGAGAAGTCTATCGTAAATGAGGACTATTTGAAGTTAGCAAATACTTACAACCTTGTTTTCGGGGGCGGAGGAACTAGCACAATTAAGGAAAAGAGAAAGCTATTTAATCTACCTATCTATTCTAAAAAGGCGAATGAACTAGAGTTTAAAAAAGAAAAATTTGCTAAATACGATGATAGGTTTCAATATATATTTGACTTTAGCAAATCTGAAATAGTAAAACCAAATTATCAAAGGGGTGCATTTGCTGAAAGGATAATGGATTTTATTGTTTCTAATTGGCAAGGTGTAGCTGATGACTTAACTTTGCTTTATAACAATGCCTACACAAATAAAATAGGCGAACGAATGCTAACTCAACTACTATGCTACAAAGGCATAGTTGGTAAAATTTATGTTGAATTATTTGATTGGGATGGTAATTTTATCGAAAAGAAAGTATTGATACTTGAATAATCAAAAAAAATCAAGATGAGTAAGCATGGAGGTAGCAGACCTAACGCAGGACGCAAAACAAAGGCGGAGGAAGCTAAGTTAGTGGAACGGTTGACACCATTAGCCGACTTGGCATATAAAGCGTTTGAAAGTGGCTTAAAACAAGGAGAACAATGGGCGGTAAAAATGTGGTTTGAATATATGCACGGTAAACCAAGCCAGATGATAGACGTTAACGCAAATGTTGAGGTTCACAAAAAAGAACTCCCACCGTTTATGAAGTCAAATGAAAGCCAATCCTAACTTTGATTACTTACACGATAAGATTAACGAGCAACGAATAATCCTTTTGCAAGGCGGTACACGTAGCGGAAAGACCTATGCTACTATTTACTTTTTAATTGACTTCTGTTTGCTTTATACTGGGATGGAAATAGACTTGGTTCGTGATACTTTCACGGCATTAAAAGCAACGGCATGGAAGGACTTTAAGGACGTGCTATTAAGTTTGGATTTATACCATGATAAATTTCACAATAAGACAGACCACACCTACGAGTTAAACGGCAACACAATAAGCTACTACGGTGCAGATACTCCCGACAAGATACATGGTCGAAGTCGTGACATACTTTGGATTAACGAAGCGCACCAGTTCCCACAAGAAACAATCGACCAGCTATTCCCACGAACAAGGCATCGCATCATTTGCGATTATAACCCAGCACTAGGTTTGGAACATTGGCTCGACCAGTACATCGAAAAATATCCACCGCTAATAACCACCTACAAAGACAACCCATATTTAACCCAAGCGCAGATTGAGGACATAGAAAGCAGAAAGTCAAACCAATATTGGTGGACAATTTACGGAAGCGGTGAACGTGCAAACCGACAAGGCGCAATATTCACCAACTGGACGCAGGGCGATTTTGATAATTCATTGCCATACGTTTACGGTCAAGATTATGGATTTAGTGTGGACCCGACAACCTTAGTCAAAGTGGCGGTTGATGAAAAAAAGAAAATTATTTATGCTGATGAAAAGTTTTACTCCACCGTTGGCATGGGTACAAATGAAATATTCGAGGCAAATAAACAAGCCACGAAGCCGAATGAGTTAATCATTGCGGATAGTGCTGAACCTAGATTCT